GTGGACTGTGTGGATCAGCGACACACTGCTAAACAGCAGCTTCGGGGAACGCCCGTGCGGATCTCGCGTGAGTCCCTTCACTCTGGGCTAGTCAAGCTTCTTGAGTTAGGTAACTACCCACTTACGCCTACATTTTGGTTTAATGGACCTTATAGGTTAGGCCCACATGCCAGATTACTGGCACAAGGGGCACTTGCCGTCAGCATACACCTCCAAACTATTCTCGTTCTAGACCGCAAGGATCTCATCGAAAGTTGGGAAGGGTCGCTGTTGGTAGGCGCCGAGGTCAAGCTCCTGTACAATGTCCAGGAACATCTCGCGTTTCTCTTCGAAGACGGCTCGGCCGTAAAAGAAGTACTCCGCGAGTGCAGTGAACATGATGTCAACTCCATGCTGCTCCGCACACACCACCTTGGAGGGGATGTGCATGGTCAGCATCTTGGAAATCGACGCATGTTCAAGTTGTGCGACGTGATGCCCTACTTCAGGCTCAAAACGCCACCCACGCTTCAGGAATGTCACCTCATTGATGTTGATGAAGGGGACAGATTCTGTCTCCTTGTCTGCCATCGTGTAGACGACTCCTAGCGTGGCCAAGTTGCGAACCAGGACTGTGTGGTCAAAGCCGGTGACCTCACGGGAAACACCCATGATATTGTCGTCACCATATGTCATCAAATTGACCCTTTCTTTGAACTCATCCAGTCGGTATCCTTCCATCGCCCAGGCATAACGCACATAAAGTGCGTTCACCAGACCATTGATGATAACCGTCAGTGGGTGTCCCGAGGGGTTTGATCCCCAGAACTCCACCAGATCACCATTGAAGTCAGTGAGCGGGAAGGCCGTGTCAAAGGCAATGCCTTGCACGATCATGCGGTCGCGTTCACTCCGCCCAGCCGCTGCCAACACCTGATCAATCACCTGGAACGCTGCCAAGATCCATTGCGCACTCATGCGCTTGTCGAACTTGGAGTAGTCCCCAGCAATGATTCGGTCTTCACCGAACTCTGTCAGGTAGTGGTAGATCTGGTCCCATTCCACTGAGGTGGCATTGGTCCCAGGCGCTGTCTCGAAGATGTACTTGTTGTTTTGCATCACGCGCACAAGCGTGAGCAGGTGCTTTCGCACCACAAAGCACCACTCAGCCGGACCACCCGAGAAAACTCGCGTCTTTTTGTCCAGCACCTTGGTCAACTTCAGAGCTTCGTCCTTCAAGTGACCTGTGTACACCGGCATGTACCGAATGCCTCTTTCATAGAGGTCGGTGATCGAGTCTACGCGTTCGTAGAACTTATCGTGGAATTCCACGTAGTCCTCCCACACGTCGACTTTGCCGAGATACGTCAGGTGGTGCATCTTCTTCTCCCGATAGGGAAATCCCATGGAAGTCTGTCGATTCATTTTGTCGATGAACTTTGTTCCAGGATACCCATTCAGGGTTGTGGCGTTGTCCAAAATTTGGATCTCCTCGAGCTGATCAGCTCCGAGTCGGCTCAGAATGTCCTGTGCAAACGACTGAACACATTCGTCTAGCAATGATTGCCGGACTGTGAACTGTTGTTCCACGACATCTTGAGCAGCATGACGCCACGGCGCCCATCCTTTCATGACAGGCGCTGCTGTTGTGATCTCGTAGCCACGCTCCACACATGCATCAGCAATGTGAGTCTTTGTCACCTTTGAACGGTGAGTGGCACGGAAACCAGGGAGGGAGCCGTATACATTAGCCACACCCTTCTCCAAGAAGCGAAAAACGCTCTTGTGGTGCAGATCCTGGAGTACGATCTCCTGTCCATTTTTGTCGGTCAAGTCAGGCTGACCCGCTTGAACCAACGGCATGCGGAAGTGCTGAATAGCATCATCCACATCTTCACGATTCAGCTGAACAGCTGAAACGCGGTTGGCAACACCACCAGTTTGGTGAAGCCCCAGAAGCATGGGTCCACTGGGCGTAAAGCCCAGGACCACAGATCCACACATGCCCTTCTTCGTGTCAACGTCCACTTGGGCCGTCCACGAATCATAGCTCTTGCTAAGGGCATAGATGTACTTCTGCTCCTCAAACCGAATGGC